AGTGCCGCCGCGAGCATCTAAAAACGTTTCCACTGTGTCTGACTCTGCCTCTGACAGGTTGTAAGACAACGAAAAACTTTTTGGGTTTTGGTTGATGCCAAGGCTGCCGACCTGTTGATAACCGCTGCCAAACTGTGCTTGACGGACAATCGGCTGGCTGGCCTTTGTCGTGCCGTAAGACGGCTGCAAATTTACAGATGAGTCCCAGCTAGCTGTCATCGGCTTAAGAGTCCTCCAGGTCGTTGCTGCTTAATTAACTCATTCTGAACAGCAGCGCCAACGAGAGCGCCAAGCTGACGTGATGAGCCTTCATCGCCTTCCACGTTAGTGCCGCTGGCATCGACGTTTACAACAACGTTGGTGCTACCTCCCAGCTGATCGTTGGCCACGATCTTGCCTGAACCGCTGGGTACAAACATTTCAGGGCCCCGCTCGCCGACTATGTAAGGGCTCCCGGCTGACACTGGCCCACCGTTAGCCCTAAATCCAAAGAAACTTGAAAAGCTAAAGCCAGACAAGGCGTTCATTAATTGCTGCTGCAAAATCAGCTTTGCCATCTGTTTGATAACACCAACCAAAGAATCAGAAAGCGATTTGGTGCCATCAACTGCAGCAAACAAGGCATCGACAACGCCATTCCTAAACGCCGTATCTAGCTGTTCATATTTTTGTTTTAGAGCGTCTGCCTCTGCCCTTGCTTTTTTGTCTAGCTCTAATAGTGCTTCTTTGCCTTTCTTTAGGTTGAAATTAGTCTCTAGTTGATCTCGCAAAACGTCTAGTTCTTCGTTCTTTAGCAACGGGAACTGCCTAGCTAAATTTTCTTGTGCAAATTGCAACTCCAGTTTTTCTCTTTCGCCATCAGTTAAAGTAGCTGTAAGCTCACCAGTCTGTTCCAACGTTCTTAAAAGTTGGTCTGCGCTTTTTTTCTGCTGCGCTATAGGGTCTGTTTTTTGTTCGGTTTTTGTTTTTAGCTGCGCTAGCAAAGCATCAATTTGAGCTTGCAAAGGATTAACAACGCTATTCCCGCCACCATCACCGCCTGCAGCAGTGAATCCTGCAGCTCTTGCGCGAGCAAGTTTTCTGCTTAAATTATCAACTGCAAAACCAATATCATTAAAGCTGCCTAGCAGACCTCGGTTAGCAAGTTCATCTGCTGTCGAATTTGCTCTAACTCCATCTAAAGCGGCGCGGACTCTATTTAACTGTGCTTCGAGCCTTACAGCCTCGCCTTCTGTCGTTATATTTTGAGCGCCTAATTGTTCAACAGCAGTTCGTAGATTGTCAACAGCTTGACCTTGGCCGCCAAAAAAGTTGGCTAAGTTAGCTTGAAAAATACTTAAAGTCGATGGTCCCTCTGCAAGTAACGCAAAAAATTTGACGAACTCAGAAGTGACAGATTGGATTTTGCCTAAGACAGTTCCTAAAGCAGGTGCAAGCCCCGTATCTAACTGACGAGCCAATGTCCCAACGTTGTTGAAGATGGCGTCTAGCTGGGATGTAACTGTTCCTCCAAGCTGGTTGGCGGCGTCTTTAGCAGCCCCTGCAGAATCAGCCTGATTGTCTAGGTTTTCGTTAAACGACACCAAGCCGTCGTTCGTCAACGGCAAGATGGCTGCAATGGCTTCAACGCTGCCGAACAGCTTGGTTAGAGCAACCTCGCTGCCGCCTGTTTTTTCCACAACTTCTTCTAAGAACCCGCCAAAACCCTTGGTCTTGATGGCTGCGGAACTAAAGTCAATTCCCAGTGTTTTTGCAGCCTTCGACGCTTCGTCTGTTGGCTTAATCACGCTTGCGATGACTTGTCGCAATCCTGCAAATGTTGATTCAACAGGGACACCGGTTGCCGTAACCGTTGAGATAGCAGCGTTTAGCTCGTCAATGCCAACACCTGCCGCCGCTGCAATCGGTGCTACGCGGCCAATCTGTGCAGCATATTGTGCAACGATAATTTTGCCGTCGTTCTGAGTCTGGATAAATCCATCAACCAGCTTCGCGGCTTTGTCGGAACTCAACCCGTAAGCGTTAAGAACCGAGGTTGTGGCGTCAGCGACAGTGCCTAGATCAGACAGGCCACCCTTCGCGCCCAGGCTGGCCGCTTTAAGAATGTCTGATGCTGACGCCGCATCGTTGAAACCTGCGGAGGCTACGTCATAAGAGGCCGCTAACAGCTCAGTTTGTCCGACTTGACCTTTTAACTCAGCGGTGACGCCAAGTAATTTTTTTTGCAGCTGCTCAGAATCAACGCCCAAAGTGCGAACAGCAGCAGCGGCGTTATCAGCTTCCGCAAAGCCACGGAAAAATCGTCTAGCACCTTCCGCAAGGGTTAGCAGTGGCACTGCCTTGAGGGCAGCACTAAGAAGACCTACAGATTTAGTTGCAGTAGTCGTTGCAGTATTAACACCACGCAGCGCAGATACTGCACTTGTTCCGTCAACCCTTAGGCGTACAGACGACTCGACTGCCACGGCTGCGCCTAAGAACTTTTTCTATGCTACCGCCGACTCAGCTTTGCGCGTTCGTTTGCCTTTTCCTGCTCTTCATTCCTTAACTGGAAGAAGGCAGCAAAGTGAACAAGCTCCGCATCAGTTAATTCAGTGCGAAGCCTACTGACTGTCATGCCTAGTTCGCAGGCCAGAAAAAACTCAAAGTGAGTCCATCTGTCCTGCTTTAGTCGTTTTTTGCGTCTTGCAGATCAGCGTCTTCACCAAGGCCAAACAAAAATAGCTCGACTTCATTTAAGGCCGACTCAGGCAGCTCACGTTGCAGCTTTGGTGCATCAGCAGCAGCAAATGCCTTGGTGCCATCTTCAAGCTCAGCCATTTGGCAAAGCATGTGAGTCGAAAGGTCTAAAGCTTCTTCGCTGTTCGCAAGGTTTTGAGCGCGTTTGCGATCAGCGCGAGTGATTGGCTTGAAATACAGATCAATAATCTTTTCGCCAGCAGAGTTTTTTAACTCAAACTTGCGACGCTGGTTGAGGTCAAATGCCCCAACCAGTAAGTCAACCGTTCTTTGAGTTGCAGGCATTAAATACCGGAAGTGATAGTACCGTTGGCAGTGAAGTTGATCGAAATCACTTCAATCTCTCCAACCGTAGCACTATATTCTGCCCCTGTAACTAGAGCAGCAAACGACATTTTTTTGTCGCCACTTTCATCTAGATACAACTCAAAGTTTGCGTTGGCTGGATTTTCCGTGGTCAATGCCTCGTTTAATAAATCCAATTTGTCGCCCGCGCCAGGTGCGTCGTAAAGCACTTCACAGGAGCCTGAGCCACTGACTAAGCCTCCGACGTATGCACGGAAGGTGTCGCCGTGGTCGGTGACTTCCAGCGATTCTTTTTCAACTGAGAGCGACCAGGACCGCACGGCTGCGATCTCGGTAAGTGCTGAACCGGCTGCGTCCTTGTCGAACTTGATGGTGCCTTGTTGTCCTCGATAAAAAGCCATGATCAGATAGCGGTAGTGATGGTGCCGTTAGTGGTGAAATTAACGGTGATAACCTCGATTTCACCCACCGTCGCGGTGAGTTCGGCTGATGTCACCACACCGTCAAAACTAACTTTTTTAGTACCTGTCGTGTCCAGGAACAGCTCAAACAACGCGGTGCCTTGATCGTTTGTGGTGTTGATGTGATCGACAAAAGAAGCGGTTTCATCACCGCTTGATGCCGTATAAATCAGCTCAACACTACCGCTGCCGCTGACAATGCCGCCAACGTTTCCCGCGTAGGTGCTGCCCATCACGGTCGTTCCCAACACTTCTTTGTCAATAGTCAGCGACCACGAGCGAGTGCTAGTAATCGCCGCTGCACTTGATCCTGCGTCGTCAAAACTGACGCTCCCTTCTTCGCCTCGATAAAAAGCCATAGGTCAGAGTTCCTCGATGAATTCAAAGGTCACACGGACCTGGGTTTGATAAAAACCCTCAGGTGCTGGAGTCAACGCCTGCGGGCCTTCAGGAGCGTCGAAGTAAATCCCCGACACGTTGATTCGATTATACAAATCTCTAACTCGTTTACCAATCACATAATTTGCGCCAGGGCCAACGCCTGCAGCTGAAAAGATGTTGAAAATGACAAGCCCGACAATCCTATTGTCTGAATCTGAGGTGCTGCCCTGAGTCAGAAACTCATTAGCCCCAAACTGCGTTTGACACTGCACCCAGCTGGTGTTGGGTGTCGGCGTGTAAGGCATGTTGTGGAACACCACCGGAATGACTGGACTACCAGCCAGCTCTGTGGCCAGTCTGGCTTCAATCGTTGCCCTGATGGTGTTTAGGTCAGCAGCAGCCATCAGCTATTCCTCACGATTTTTTTGTATTGACGCTGAGCCCAGGACTCCAACTCTTTGCCAATAATGTCCGGATAACCCTCAATGGTGCCTTGGCGTGTGCGGAACTCATCGCCCCAGGAAGGCGGGAGCGCCGTGCCATAGATGACCGGCTCTGCATATTCGACGTTGTTGATGATCTCGCCCTCAAACCGTTCGATCTTGGACTGCCAAGCGTTTTGCAACCTAGCGGTGTCAACTGGCGTTGCCTTTTTGACCCGACCTTCCCATTCAAGCGTGGTTGCCGCAACCAACTTTGAAACCTCACCGGCCAGGTGGTCGCCAATCTGATCAAAGCGAATTTGACGACGTGCCATTGCTATGCCCTCAAGACGAACTCATACAGCAGATCCACACCGTTCAGCTCTTCAATCCTGATCGTGATCACCTGATGCACCACGGTGCTGATAACGATCTTGTCCTTATTGTCCGGCCGCGCCGCGAACTCAGACGCGGGCACCGTGAGAATCTTGTCGCCCGCCTGAATCAACTCATTGACCTGCCGCAGGCTGACATCGCTCAGCGTGCCCGTGTGCTCGGTGTCGGTGTTGGTCTCTGCAACCGTGCCGGTTGATGTGTTGTAAGCACCTACAGCAACGCTGCGAAACGTCACCTCTGTGCCCACCTTGGCGAAGGCCTTAGGCAATGCCTTTGCAATCAGATCACCAAGAGCCATTAGAGCTTGTAAGCGATGGCAGCACCGCTAGTCAGCTGGATGCTAGTAAACACGCCGTAGATAACAGTACGGGCCACAAAGGTTTCCCCAGCGAGTGAGTCGCCCGTATAGCTAGCCGCAGTGATTGCATTAATCACCGTATCTTCTTTGAACTGAATCGCCCCAAAGCGCCCCGTTCTTGCATCTGTTCCGGTGATTGATTCACCTTGGCAGCCCATGTGCATTGGATCAGCTCCGTTTGACAGAAATGTTGCCTGGTCCACTGATTCTAAGGCTGTGGAGATATCTTTCAAACATGGGCGGCACGCGATCAGCTCCCACTGAACCGGTCTTATCAGGCACGACCGAAATGCTGCCCACCTGAATGCTCTTGAAGTCTTCAAGGCCGCCCAGGCTGATGCCGTCTTTGTTGCTGTGCAGGTAGACCGCTAACTCAATCTGCGCGTGTTTAATCTGCGACGGGATCTCTGTATCGGTGAAGAAATCATCAGCGATACGAAAAGGAAAACCCGTTGCGTAGGTATTGATATATGTCGAAGGCTTTCTGACACCTGTACGTGGCCACTCAAGCGCCTGCGTGTCGGTTGCCTTGGCCCCTAGAAATCTTTCGCGGTCAAGCCGTTGTGTGGCAGCTGTCAGCGCACGGTTGCGACTATCAGTGTTGCCTGAGCCCCACTTGTTCGCATCAGTGCCGAGCACCATGGCGTCAACGTAGGCGTCAGCTTCCGCCAGCGTCATGTAGCTGTTCGAGCTTGCCCCGCCCGCTGTTGCGACGATTGTTACTGCCATTGGCCTTGCGGGTGGTGGTCTTGGGTTCAGTCTTAGCAGGGGCAGAGGCCAC